CTTTTTATTATGAGTAAAGAACAATACCACGAATTATCGGAATATATAATAGAATATTTTACGGAATTAGAGAAAAAATTAAGTTTACCTATTGATATTAAATATGTTTATCAAGCAGATGATAAACAAAAAACATTACTTAAAATAACTAAAATTCCAGATAGATATTCAAATTTATTAAATGCTGATATTTTAATTAGTTTTAATGAAGATTTTTTTGATGCTTTTGATGATGAATCTAAAAATATTTTAATAGATCAAGAATTAGCATTAGTAGAATTTGACCTTGAAAAAGGTACTATAAAGATTGGAAAACCAGATTTAATTACATCAACTGGGGTAGTTAAAAAATATGGAATGGAGGCAGTTGAAAGAGCAAACAATGTTAAAGATTTATATAATCAACAACAAGAAGATAAAGAAAAAGATTTAAAACAAAATAAAAAAAATAGAAGATAAAATGGAACAAAAACAATTTTTTGATTTTAGAAGTGAAGAAACATTTAATTTGAATGATGAATATGATAAATTATTTAATGGCGAAACTTTTAAACCTGTTAATCAAAATGATGAAAAATTAAAAGATGCTGAAAGTATTATTGCTGAACTTGGTTCTAAATACCTTGAAGGCTTATCAATACAGAAATATGAACAAAGCTTTTTAAATTTAAATAACTTTTTAATTAAATTTAAAGTTGATAGTGAAGCGGTTAAAAGTATGAACAAGTCTGATAGAGATAAGTTATTTGGATATGGAAAGGAGTTATTTAGTTATTATCAACAAACATATAGTAATTTAAATTTTAACTTTGAAGTTTCTACTAAAGAATGGCATTTTATTATGCATACGTTAACCAAAAAATTATTATATAATGGTCAAGAAGTGTTTAATTTTTGGGAACTTTATAGAACTTTTTTGGAACCAACAAATAGAAATTATGAAAAATTACCAAAAACAGTTGAAACATTTGTACCAATATGTTCAATTCAAGGATTAATTTTATTAAGTCATCTATTGATGAAGCATGAAGAAAAAGGCTCAACTGAAAGTTTTTATCACTTTAAAAATATATTAGCAGAAACTGCAAAAATGACCAAATTATTTAATGCTTATGGTGTTATGTTAGAAAGAATTACAAATAGATTTAATAATTGGGTTAACGCTTTAAATGCAATGGATGGCTATAATAATGATGATAGAATCGACATAAATGTAAATGGATCAACAGAATAATATATTTTTAAAATTTAGAGATATAATATACAATAACATAACATCTGATACTACTAATGATATTAGAATTAGTTGTTTGGAAAATAGTAATGAAATTATTGATGCAATTAAAACTCTTAAAGTTATTGAGATAGATAACTTTGAGAGTTTTTTTTTATATACCAATTATGATTATTATTTATTATTTAAATTAATAGATGATTATTATTTATGTGATACAGGTTTAGCTACAACGTATGGTGATAAAAGTATGATAAGATTAGTGGATTATAGTTATTATCTTCGAAAAGATAAAATAAATCAAATTAACAAATCAAATTAATAAAAATGTCATAAATGTTATTTATGACATTTTATTTTTTATATATACTATAAAAAAATAAAATATTATGAAAACAACAAAAACGTATTCAATTGAAGAATCAATTTATAAAGCATTTGATACTTTAACCACAGCTAAAAATATTAATAAAAGTTCTTTTATAGAAGATTATATTAAGAAATTTTTAAAAGATAATGACATGGATTATGTGGATAAACTATATTCATTAAAAGAAAATCCTAATCATGTAGTAACTGTAATATCACAAGATAATATTTATTATTTTTTAGATGATGGTAGTAAAATTCAAAAAATTTTATTCATGCAAATTTTTAAAGAAAGTGAATCAATTAATCCAACTGAATTTTTTAAAAAATCTGAACCAATTTTAGAAAAATTAGGAGAAGATATTAAAAATTTAAATGATGTTTAATTTTTATATATATCTTTACAAAAAAAATAGTATGATTAAAGTATTTGATAAATTTAGATTTTATAATAAAGGTGTTAAAGCCGCTTATTCTGCTGTAGTATTAGAACCAGAATATTCTAATTTATTACTATCAACTTTTATTTACCCAAATGAGGATTTTTCTAATTGGGTGAAATTTGCAGATCATATGACAATATGCTTGGGTGAATTACCAGAACATTTAAAAAGATATTGGTTAGGAGAAGAAGTATCATTAACTGTAACTGAATTAGGAATTAGTGATAAGGCAATTGCAGTTAAAGTTGATGGATTTTTTAGTATTTCTAAGCCAAAAGATGAAGAGTATGAAGGATCAAAATTTCCACATATAACATTGGCTATAAATAATATGGATGCTAAACCATCAGACTCAAATCATATAATAAATTGGAAACCAGTAGATAAAATTAAATTGGTTGGAGTTATAAAAGAAATATCTTTTTAATATATTTCCTTTTAATATTTAAACTTTTTTATTATATTTGATTATATAAAATAAAAAATATATAATATGGCAAAGTCAAAACACCGTAAGGATCATAAAGAAAAACTCAATACTTATAAGAAAAATAAGAAAATTGAACAAGAACTTTTTAAGAAAAAAATGCAAGAACAGTATATGAAAATGCAACAAGAAGAACTTAAGAATAGAGAATCACATACTTCTACTGAAGAAGTTTCAGTACCAGATATTGATGTTGATGGTTTGATTGAAGATTTTGATACTGTTGATGTGTCTAATAGCGATATTTTAATAGAGGACGTTGAGTTTTCAGAATTAAATAATAATACAGATGATAACAATAACAAGTAAAAATATATATTATAATGAATTTTCATTATATCAATCAGAATCTTTAGATACAGCTAAAGTTGTTGATAATGAAGATATTGTAATGTTTCTATCAGATTATGTTGAATTTGGTGAGAGTGTAACTTTTAAAAGATTATTTGAAATAATTTCAGATAATGTTGAAAAGTTTAATGAGATTTTTTATTCATCATTAGGTGGATATAAACTTGATCCTTTTTTACAAGAAATAGAAAATGATGTAACAGAAAACATTGAAAGTGATATACTTGAGGTTCATTGGTTTTGTGATAAATTTGAAGATGAGATTACAATAGAGCCTTCTTTACATGGTTTATCTAGTGAAAATAAAACTGAGGCATATGCAATTGATTTTGTATCTTTAAATAATGTAAAATATTGCAATGTTATATTAAATACTAAAATTGAATTATTTGATTATAATAAAGTAAGAGGTAAAAAGAAAGTATCAGAAGAAAATTTAAGTATAAATATTGGTAATAGAAGTTTTACAGTTTTTGATTTATTTAATGGCATTCTTAAAGAAATATCTTTTCATGGCGGACCTCAGGATAAATATGAAAAGTTTAAAGAATTAGAAGAATCAATAAAAGAAATAGAATCAGAAGAAGATATTTATAAATCAAGTATGTCATTTGATGAGATGATTAAAAAGTTTGAATCGGAAGATATTTATCTTGTTAAATATAAAGATTTAAGAGATAGAGTAGATAAAAATAGGTTAACTATTGATAAAAATTTGGTCAAATTAAAAAAGTGTTTAAAAGATAAATTAAAAATTTATTATGAAATTAATAAAAATGAATTATTAGACAATAATAATTATTATAAAAATTTGACTAATATTGAATATAATATGCAATTATTGTATGGAGAAGAAGAAGATATTTCTTACCATATTTTTTGGAATACTCCAAAATGTACATGTCCTAAAATAGATAATTTGGAAATTTATCCTTCTGACAATCCAATATTTGATAAAAAGTGTTCAATTCATAAAAAAATGATGTGAAATTAGTTAAATATTTTTTCTAATATAGAATTTATATTATATAATTCTTTATATGAAATACGCAAAAGTTTAATATTATTATCTTTTGCGTATTTGCTTTTTAAATTATCTTTAATTTTTGTTTTTATATGTTCTTTTACTCCGCCAAAAAATTCAATGGGTTTAAAGTGTTGAATACCGTCAAATTCAATTAATATATTATGGTTTGGTAAATAAAAATCATATCTTAATTTTATTTTATATTTACAATCATCAAATGCTTTTTGAGTTAAAAAAATTATATTATTATCATTAAGATAATTTTTTATTTTAGTTTCACCTTCACTTTTGTTTGAAAATTCGGGTGGTATTTTAAAATGTTGCCTTGGTAGTTGTTCATAAATTGTATCATTATATTTTATTTTTACTTTTGTGAATTTATTTTTATAATTAACCAATGAATAATCATATTTATTGCCGTATATTCTTTTTGATTGTTTTATAAATTCTGTTGTTGTTTTGTTTTTTACTATTAATTCAGGACTCAATCCTCTTAAATGCATATCTGGTGTTTGATTGTAAATAGTATTATTATAGATAATTTTTACTTTAGTATATCTATTTTTATATTCTACTAATGAATAATCATATTTATCACCATGAATTTTTTTAGAATTTAATATAAATATTTTGGTATCAGTTTTTAATACTTTATTTTCAGGACAAAATCCAGAAAGATGACAGGCTGGTGTTTGTTCAAATATGTTATCTTGAAATATAATTTTAACTTTTTTCATATTGGCTTCGTAATTAACTAATGAGTAGTCATATTTGTCACCATGTATTAATTTTGCTTTAGTTATAAATTCGTTTGTTGTTAATTTTTTCATTTTTTAAGATTTTTCTTTGTAGATGTATCTACCTGATGGTGTTTTATTTACTTCTATTAGACCTTTTTTAACCCAGTTGCTAAGAGTGTTTCTAGTTATTTTGTATTTATTTATAATTTCTTTTGCTTTCATTATAGTATATATAAATATCTAATATTCATTTTTGTATATTTTTGTATATTTGTTTTATTTTATATGTATTTTTTTGTTTTAAATTTTTAATATATAATATATGAAATATTTAAAATATTTTGAAAATGATATACAATTGAAGCTTTGGAATGATTTACCAATTAAATATAAAGACGAAACAGTTTTTCATAATAATAATTGGTTAGTTGTTAAACCAAAAAAGTTTGAAACTCTATTAGATTTATCTGAAGGTACTGAATGGTCAATTTTAAATATTCGTGATAAATATTACGCTGGTGCATTTAAACCAGAAAATTATCAAATGAATGATAATATTTATGTAAATATTAATAAGAAAACTGGTAGTAAATTATTATTTGATTTTTACAAATCTCATTTCTATGATAACGATCAAGAAGATATATATTTAAAAGATTTTTTTGATAATAATAAAGATTTGTTTAATTTCTATGGTGAGGTTGTTGAATGTAGTAATATTATTAAAGATGGTAATGATTATTGGATAGTAGTAGATGATAATGAATGGTTTGCTGATTTTTATGAAATAGGTAATGGTAGAAATGATGTTAGTGAAAAATTTATAAAAAGTGTATTATCAGATGATGCATACGAATTTTTTGAGCATTATGAAGGTGTGGATTTAGATGAATATGGTATTGATGCTGATGATGATACTTTAATATTAATGAAAGTTATATTACTACTCGAAAAAGAGAAAAGTGACTATGATTATGAAATAGAAGATATTTCTGATTATGATGATGTTGTAGATATTGCAAAAGAAAATGATATTGACGAATTAAAAGACTTGTTAATTAGAGCTATTAGTGATGCTAAATCTAGTGCTGAAGAATCGGAAGCGTTTGAACAAATTACAGATGCTTTTTACGATTTTTTCAATTTAGAAGTTGGATCAGCTAAATGGGAGAATTATAAAAATTCAAAATATCATAAATTATTTATTAAATTTAAATCTAAAGAGTCAGCATATTATGCTAAATTTAGGATAATAGGCTATGATAATAGTTACTATGATGATAAAATTGAATATTCTTCACCGTATTATGGATATAGTGGTGATGATAAAGTTAAAAATAAAGTTTTTAATTCTCAAATATTTGATAGGATATCTGAATATTTTAATAATTATGAGGTTATTGATAAATATTATAAGTTATGGAAATTGATTAAAACGGATGATCCAAAAATAGATGAAGAAGAAATATTAAAAAAAATAAAACTTCAATTAGATATGGAAAGGTATAATATATGAAAACATTTTTAATTATAATTGCTTGTTTAATATTGTCATTATTTTTATATGTTGGCTCAATATATTTAGGATATTTACCAATACCAAAATTTGTTATTAATAATATAGAAAAAAGTAAAAATTTATCATCTAATGAAATAGATGATATGTATAAAATTTCTAAAATATATCAAATATTAAAAAAATCAAATAGTAAGGAATTAAAAGAATTAGAAAAAATAGTTATTAATGGTGGAACCACAGATGAAATTTTGCAATTTGGAATTAATAACTACAATAAAATATCAGATGAAACATTTAATAATATAACACTAGAATTAGATATAGATTCAACAGATTCTAAATTGATCAAAGATGTTTTATCTAAACCTATTAGTACTATTAATGAAAGTGAATTAGACACTTTAAAAATTTTACAAAATAAGTATAATTTATCGGATAGTTTAATAATTAAATTGTTTTCATCTTATTAAAATTAATTTGATACTTTATTTATAATAATTTTTTCTATATATTCAGAATAATTTTCTATTCCATTATCTATACAATATTTCTTCCAAAGTTTATAAACTTCGGGATTTATAGCAACTGAAACTCGTTTACGTTTTTTTTCTTCTGGTACAGTTTTTCTAACCACGCTTTTTATTTTTATATAGTAAAAATTTAATATTTTGTTTAATATGTTATTAAACACATAAATTATTATAAAATAATTATAAAATTGATACTTTTTGACTTCTAAATATTTATATATAGAATAAAATAAATTTATTATGAGAAAGAAAATAGAAAAAAAGAAAATAACATTTTCAATAACATTAGATGCTGAATTATTATATATTATAAATAATACTATAGCAAATAGATCAAAATTTATACAAAATTGCATAATAGAGGAGATATGTAAAAATTGGGAAATTAAAGAAGAATTAAAAAATAAGAAAATTATACTATGATATTAACGGAAAAGGTTGAAATTAATTTAAATTTAAAAAACATTATAAAATATAAAAAATTAGGATATAATGGTAGTGTTGGTGATAAGATTGAAATTGATGTTAATGATTTATCATGTTCGTCACATACTATTGTTAAATATCAATGTGATATTTGTTGTGTTGAAAAATATACAATGTATAGAAATTTATTAAAAAATGATATAATTTATTGCAATAAATGTTGTAGAATTAAAACAAATAAAACAAATTTAAATAGATATGGTGGTAATTCACCATTACAAAATAAACATGTTTTAAAAAAAAGAGAAAAAGTATATTTAGAAAAATATGGTTTTATAACAAATTTGATGTGTGATGATACAAAGAAAAAAATAAAACAAACAAATTTAGAAAAATATGGTGTTGAAAACCCATCTCAAAACGAAGAAATAAAAAATAAAAAAATAGAAACATGTTTAAAAAATTATGGTGTTGAAAATCCATTACAAAACGATGAGATATTTCAAAAAGTTCAAAAATCAGCACACAAGTTAAAAGAATATAAAGGATATTTATATAGAGGAACATACGAATTGGATTTTATTAAAAATTTTCATAATAAAATATTAATTGAGAATGCTAAATCTATTGATTATATTTTTAATAATAGTAATAAAAAATATTTTCCTGATTATTATTTACCAGATTATAACTTAATAGTAGAAATTAAAAGTAATTATACGTATGAGTGTGAAAAGGAACAAAATGAAGCTAAAAAGAACGCCGCTATAAATGGTGGTTTTAATTTTATTTTTATTATAAATAAAGATTATTCAAATTTTATATCTATTTTATAGGTTTTTTTATTTCTTCATATTCTGATACTCCACCTTTTTTAAGTGTAGTTGGCTTCTTTTTCTTTTCTTCACCTGGTATTTCATCTAATATTTGATCCACATCGGGATATATCATATTTTGAGAATCTGTATTATAATTAACATTAAAATAATCTTTAAAATTTAATAAATCATTATTTCTTAATAAATATTCTCTGTTTATTTTTAATACTTGTTCTATAAAATCTGATATTTTATTCACCTCTTTATTAAACAATTCTGTTGTTTTTTCATTAAATATACCAATTGGCTTTTTCTTTTTCTTATTAAATGAGCTTAATACTAATTTGAAAATATATTCAATTTTAGTGTCCGATTTTATTAAATCAATAGTATTATTATTTTTTAATAAAAATGTGTTGATTCTAAATTTATCATTTGTGAAAAAGGATGGAATAGATAAATTCCAGTTTTTTAAATCTTTCTTAATATTATCAATATATTCATTAAAAACTGTTGATATTAATTCAATATATAATTCATCTTTAGTTATTTCTTTTAATTTTAGTTTATCATAGTTTATTAATTGCAAAAATTCTAAAAAGTTCAATAATATTAATGAATATGTTTCTAAATATTCAGTTTTGTTATCCAATTTCATTTTTTCATAATATGGATTTAAAATTTCAAATGAATATTCATCGTTGCCACTAATTCTTATTATTATTTTCTCCATATTATCATTAAAGTCGTCCATTAGAAATGAATTTTCAATTTTTGGATTTAATATTTTGTAAAAGAAATAAGCAAAGTTATTTTCACCAAAAACATATTCTAAATCTTCTTCTGATGTGTGTAAAAATAAATTAATTATTTCTAATTGTTTTTCATTTAATTTACCTCTAAATATAATAGGTAAATGATCAACATTAAACAATTTTGCATATTCTATAATTTCATTATAATTATATTTATATCTTGTTCCTTTGACAATGCAAGTTAATATAAGGTTATTTTTAGGTAGTTTTGCATATTCAATATGTGCTGGTTGATTATCAGGAAAATACTCAAAACAAAACCACCAATTAGTTGATAATAGATTAGTAATATAATCAGGTAATGTGTGTAAATACTGAAAAACTTGATTGTAAAATTTTTGTATAGCTAAATCTACAAAATTTAATTCTATACTACTTATTGATTTTGGTTTTATTACAAATTTTGATCCATTCCATCTTACAAATATTTGTGAGCCTTGTACATCTTCATATACAATTAATTCTTTATCCTTTAATGTGTTGATAAGATTGTCAGGTTGTTCGTTTAATTTAATTATTTGAGTCATTTTAATTCTTTTGTTTTTTGAATTTTATTTATATATTAAATGTAGAGGGTTAAAACTGAAATATTTTTACATGTTATATTTAGTTGATGCCTCAACATGACTTAAATCGCCTAAGCATTTTGGTTTATATTTAAAATTTTTAATATACTCTGCAGCATTTTTCCAAAATTCCGTGTAAAATTTTTTAACGAAAAATGATGAATCTTCTAATGTATATGTATCTTTACCTGGTGTGCTTATAAGTAGAACTCTATAATAATTATATTCTGATTTTTGAGTTTTAAAATTTATATAATAAATTTTATCTGTACGTGAATATACATCAATTGAAAAATCTAACCAAGTATCATTTTTTATTTCGTTCATTTGTTTATTCCAATATATAATTTCTGGATTACTTGAACTTCCACCTTCTAATATTATATTATTATTTATAAATTTATTATATTTGTCCAACATAAAAGTAATTTAGTTTTTTAATATATATAAAAAATAAAATATACATTTTAAATGAGCGAACAAAATTTATCGGAATCTTTAAGTAAATTAAAAATAAAAAATAAGTCTGACTTAAAAATACTTTTAAAATTTTTAGAATCCCAGGGGTTTGGACATCAGAGCGATTATGAGTTTCATCGTAGAAAAGTGGATTCTATTTTATTTGATAGTAATAAACTTGGTGTCAAATATGATGATTCTTTTAAAACAAAAATTCATAATTTGGATGATTATGATGAAGCTAAAAAATTAGCAGACCAATTTTTCTCTAAATTTGGAGTTGATGATAAAGTATTAGAGTATTTAAATACATTTTATATTAAAGAGGATTCATTAGGAAAGACACCATCTTTTAGTAGACCTAGCGAAAAAGATGTATTAGAATGGTTTAAATTTAAAACTAAATACGATATTAAAGATGAAAGTGTTTTCAAGTCTTATGAGAGTGTACATGTATATGATTTGGATAAAAACTTGATAAAGATTAATTTTGGTGAGTATAAAAGTTGGGAATTTAAAAGATTATATTATCTTATTTTTAATGAGGATTGTATAGACTTTAATGAGAGAAAGGTTGGTGATTGGATAAATATTGGAAAAATTGAAATAAAATTCTTTGCTAATGGTAACGCTGCTATTAAAGGTGATTTGGCTAAATTTAAAGAATATTATTATAAATATTTAAAAGGTGAAAGGTGGGGTCATAGAATAATATTTTACAATAAAAAAAGAGAAATTATAATTAATAATAGAAATTAGAAATAAAAAAGGTCAGAATTATCTGACCTTTTTTATTTAGAAGGAACCTCTGACACCACCACCACCACTACTACCGCCACCAAATCCACCAAATCCGCCACCACTACTATGACTATTTGATGAAGAATTGTATGTGCTATTATATGACTGATTTGATTTGTATGTGCTAATTTCTGAATTAATACTTATGATTAGATCTTCCATATCTTTTATGATAATAGCAAGTAATTTTGAACTTTCAATTATATCAGACTTTAAAGTGTTATTGTAAGTTGTTATATCTGATTTAATATTAATTAACTTACTTTTTTTAGAATATGATACACCTGAACTATTTATAGTAGAATTAATAGCTTTTAATTTAGTTTCTAATTTAGAACTATTTAATTTTATATATTTATCACTCTCATTATATTGATTTAGTATTGAATTAACTGTATCAAAAGCTGATTCAATAACTGTTAGAGTTGTTACATAATTACTGTAATATGAGAGTGCTGATTCTAAATTTTTATCTAATAAATTATAACTATCTATTAAGTTAGATGATAATGATGATAAATATCCATCAAAATTTAAATTAACTAATGAATCATATCTTTTTCCAATTAATAATCCAGATAATATTATTTTCTTTCTAATATATTCAGAGTGATTAGCTTTCAATTCATTAATTTTGTTATTTAAATTATCTTTTGTCTTAACTATAATATTTATTTTAGCAATTTTATTTAAAAATGATTTTAATTTTTGATCTAATGATATTTTTATACCATTAAGTTTATTCATTCTTTCAATAGAATATTCACCATTTTTAATGCTTTCAAAATTAATAAAAGATAACAAATTGGTTAATTCGTTCTTTAAATATTTTTCACTATATGTATAGTTATCTTTTAGATATTTTTCTATATCAGATTTACTATTTTGAATATCTTTAATTGAACTGTTGATACTATTTATTGTTGTTTTATATGCTTTTAATTCATTATAAATTAATTGCATTTTATTTCTATTTTCGTTAGTAATGTCTTTTTTAGATACATTTTTGAGTTTTTCATCGTATCTAAGTTGAAGATTTTCTGGTAATATACCAATTTGATTTTTTAAATCATCAATACCATTAATAAGATATAAAATATCATTTTTTAATTTTATTTTTTCTTTCCTATTATTAATTATACGGACTATTAAATAAATTATACCCGATATAAATATTAATAATATAGTTATAAATAAGGCATTAATAAAAAATCTTTTTGTGTTCTCTTTCTCTTTTGCTTCTTTAATTTTTTGATTTTCAACCAACATACTAAAGCCATCATCACCAAGTTCATTTTGACATGCTAAAATATATTGTTTATATGCTTCATATATATTTCCAATATATAAGGTATTTGGAAATATTTGATCTTTAAACCTATTTAGTGTTATATCAGGTAAAAAAGGTTCTAATCCATATCCTGGTATAAGTGCAAAATTGCTTTTACCTTTTTCATTACTATATGATAGAAACATTAAAAAACCGTTATTTAATTCTTTTTTACCAATACCCCACTTTTCAAATAAATCATCAACAACGCCAGGATCATATTGTTCTGGTTCTATATAGTATGTTACTATACAAAATTCAATAGAAGTTTTCTTATCATATTCAGATAATATCCTTTCTAATGTATCTTTTTGTTCTGGCGTAAATAATTTTTGAAAATCATTTACATAACCTGTTGGTTTCATTTCCAATAGATTTTCACTTTTTGCTGTTAATACAGTGAGCAAAAAAACAAATGCAATAATAATTTTTTTCATAATTAATTTTTTTAATAATTTTCAGCTAAATAAAAATTGAAGTCAAAACTTACAACCTTACGTGTAAATCTGTTAATCATAACTTTAAAGTTTTTCAAGTACCAAGTGGATGTACTATCTGTTCTCATTTCTTCATCAGATGCTTCCCCAATTATAATATGATTATCTTCATATAAAATGTTTGTTACTTCAAATGTATCACCACTTCCAGTATCATCATAAATTCGAATTTTTTTATTAGTATCTAATCCTTGTGTTAATGTATTCATAATTAATAAATATTTAATTTGAAGTACAAAGATAGTAAATATTATTTAAATGACAATTTTTAATGATGAATTTATTTTTGGTTATTTAAAAAATCTTTTTCATATTTCAATAACATTTCATTGATTTTATTTTTATCTATTATATATTTATAGTTAGGAAATTTATTAGATAATAATCTATTTTTTATTGTTTGATATTTTACATTATAATCTTTGGCAGCGTCTGTTAATAAAATATAATTTTTATCATCAATCGTAAATGGTTTAGATATAGTTAAAGCGTTTCTATTTTTTTTATTTTTAAAAAGATTTGAATAATATTTTTTTAAATGCTCTGAACATTTATTACCATAATTAGGATTATTTTTACCTGTTTGATTTTTAGCTCTTTCAGACATTTTTGTTTTTAAAAATTTTGCTTTTTCGTCACCGTATAGTTCTTCAAAAGTTTTACCTTTTATTTTTGAAGATGTACCCTTTCTTTGAATTGACATTCTTTTTCTTTGAGTATCGTTCCATTTATTACCATAATTAGGATTATTTTCACCTTTTAATTTATTTTTTCTTGCTAATTTATCTTCTTCGCTTTCTTTTTTATATCTATTATATAATCCTTTTCTTATTTTATTAACAATATTATTTCTATCAGGATTGTTTGAAATGTTATCACCACCTGTAGATTTTCTACCAATATTATAATAATATAAATTACATTCTTTTATTGAAAAAATATTATCTAAATATTTTTGTTCTATTTCTTTTAAATTTTTTTTGTTACATATTTCTATACATTCAAATTTAAAATTTTCTAATTTATATTTATTAAATTCTCTTTGTAAATAGATATTATCATGCTTATTATTTTTTAAATCATTAATATGTCTTTTTGTTCTAATTTCTATATTTATAGCAGAACCTATGTATTTTTTATTATTAATTATATTTTCTATTTTATAAATTCCGATCATGTTTTTATTAGTATATATAAAATATGACTGTTCATATGCAGGATTTATAAATTAAATAGCAATTTCTAAAGTAGAATTTATTTTTTTAATATTTTCTATATCTTCTATCTCAAAATCATTGATATTATAATCATAAAAATTTTTATTTTCTTTTAATATGATTATAGGTTGAATATTCAATGATTCCCTATTTAATATTTCTTCTAACGCATTTAAATGTCTATCATAAACATGTAAATTTTGTATTAGATGACAAAATTTACCAATTTTGTAACCTAAATGACCAGCCACCATCATTTGTAGTGCTACATATTGAATTTTATTTATATGAGATGATACTAAATAATCTTGACTTCTTTGATTTAATGTTAAGTCTAAATACAGCTCACCTTTAACTCTTCTGACAGACCACATAGTTTCATATGCACAAGGATATAGTCCGTTACTTGCTCTTAAATCAGCTTCTTGTAGCATATTTATGATATGTCTTCTTGAAAATGGTTCATCTTTTAAATTTTTTAATAATTTATTCATCAAATCCCATTTAAATATTGTTTGACCGTATCTTTCACCAATTGTGTCATTCCCAACGTTCCACTCGTCCCACCAAGTTATACCTCTGTTTCTTGCTTTTTCTAATGAATTTGTTTGATCTTGATATATCCAAAAAATTTCTTTTATTCCTGTTTTTATTGCAGTGTTTCTTAAAGTTGTGATAGGAAATTCTCCAGCATTAATATCATATTCTTCAAATACTTGAGTTATATAATAACTATATGCTGGTGTACCATCTTTATATTTTGGTCTTGGATTTTCATCTTTTGAACCTATTAATAAAATTTTACTTAAATTGTCTTTGTAGTATATGTCTGCTTTATTCATTTTTTTAATTTATTTTTTAAAAATTCATATATATTGATTCTAATATTATAGAATTTTTAGTATTTCCTATGACTCTTCTAAATGAGGAGTTTCCAGATTCTAAATATTCGTGATTTTTATATTTAATGGGAATTTCAATTGTATAATTATCACCATTTTTTATTTTACCATCATATGATAAAATATATTTAAAAGAGTTATTGTTTATCCAATTAAAAAAAATATTTGAATTAAAATTACCATAATACATACCTTTAGTTGCATTATATGGTGGGTCTAAATAGAAAAAATTATTTTCGTTTTGTGTATTATAATCTTCGAATGATGAACATGTAAAAATCACATTATTTTTATTTAATAGCTCTGAAGCATTTAATATTATGCTATTTAATGATTTTGAATTTATACCAGGTCTTGAAAAATGGCATGAATTATTAAATTCTCCTTTATTATTATATCTTGGCATACCATTAGTGGTTGTTCTCATAATGAACATGAAATCTATTGGATCATGTTCTGTGTTATATTTCTTTTTAATTATATTGAAATAATCTTTTCTGTGTTGTATGTCATTTTTATTAAATTCTATCCAATGTTTTTCATAACCTTTTAATAGTTTTTCTGGGTTGTTTTTTATTAAATTCCACAAATTAATTAAGTCATTATTGATATCAGAGCATTGAAAGGAATTAAATTTTTTTTTATCATCTCTGTTTAATAATTCTATTAAAACTGAAGCTGATCCGCAGAATGGTTCAATATATTTATCAAATGTGTCATTTGGAATTTTATCACAAATACGTTTAGATTGTGATCTTTTAGAACCACTCCATTTAATTATCTGTTTGTTCATTTAATTTTCTTATTTTTAATTCTCTAACTAATTTTTCCCAATGGTTTTTAAATTTATTTGTTGGATCTTCTTTAATCTTATTTGATATTTCTTCAACTAAGTCATTGATTTCTGGTGATGTTGTATATTTAGGTATTGGATATATAATTTTAACGTCACTTTCACCATCACCATCTCTTAATGGTAAAAATACTTCTCTTATAATATAATCGTTTTTTAATTCCTCATCTTCTCTTAAAGAATAATTTGCAACTATTGATTCTAAATATTCAACAGCATTTTGAGCGGATATTCCAGCTACATTTATTTTATATACTATTATTAACAATTGTTTTGACATACATTATCTAATTTTTTTAATTTATCTTCTCTAGTTACGTAATCAACAATTAAAATTTGTCCACTATCTATTGAAACTATATCTAATATTTCCTTACAATCTTTTAATTCTCTATTTAACACATCTAAATTTGGTGTTCCATGAAATGGTATAAATATTGCTTTCATTATTGTTCTATTAATTTTTTAAATAATTCTATTCTTTTATCATTTGAAATGTTTACTTCATAATTATCTCTAACATATTCAAATAAATTTTCACCATGTTCTTTTATTTTATCTGGATTGTCAATATAGTATTTCATACATTCATACCATTTAATAGAAGAATTTGCTTCATTTTCATCAACTAAAAAACCTTTTTGTTTTCCATCTAATTTACCTTCAATATCATCTATAGTGTATGGACCATAATTACTGCAAACAATTGGACAATGGTGTGCTCCAGCTTCAACAACTTTTAATTGACTTTTAACTAAATTAAAAGAATTGTTGTTTTTTAATGGTGCTAATACTACGTCAGCTTCGTTATACATTGTACCATAAAGAAGTATTGGTTTGGTCCATCTTCGTTGATAATATTCATTTTTAAATTCTTCTTTTACTCCGTAGTTATCTCTGCCATTGTCTGTTGCTGTTCTTAGCCAAGAAAAATAATCTGAATTATTTATCCACTTTTTATTATTTGTAAATATATTTTCAAAATGATTCCAAGTACTTCTACTTGGATCATCTAATTTCATACCTTGTGGTGTGTTCATTCTTAAATCATATCCACATAAATAAAATTGGGAATTATTTAAAAATTCCTTATCCAAACTTTCAAATGATTTTTTTAATAATCTCAAATCTACTAAATGTGTTATACCACCACCCCACAAAAACCTTATTTTTTCTGTTGGTTTTTTATTTGAAATCCATTGTTGCTCTTTTAAATTTACAGAATTTGGTACTATTAATACATTACTATTAAATTGCTTGATTTTATCAGCTAAAAAATGTGTAGTTGTTGTAACAGCATCTGCTTCCATTAATTGTTTTTCAATAACTGCTTGTGAGTTATTTTCTTTCCACATTCTATAATTAGGATGAGCATTAGATAATACCCAATAGTCATCTATATCGTAAACTAATTTTATATTATGTTTTTTTAACATATTCATGAAATTTTCCTTAAATGCTTGTTGTGCAAATGGTATAGATTTGTTATAAACTATTATTTTATATTGTGCTAAAAAATTTTCATCATGTAATGGTAGTGTCGAGTCCATTAATAATCTTATATCAACTTGAATGTCAGGATTATTGAAACTGGAATATGGTGATAATAAACGCCAAAATCCCACACCATCCGTATCTGAGTTGAGTATTAACACTTTAAACTTATTATTCATTAATTAATTAATTATTTTTTTAATGTTGGATACTGATGGAGCAGAACCAACATTTTTTAATATATACAAAATAAGTATAATAAAAATAATAAAAAGTTTATGTTATTAACAAAAGAAATTATGATTTTTAAAAAAATGATTAAAATAGAAGATTTGTCAATAAATAGCCACAAAAAAATTGAAGTTAAGTGTGATAATTGTGGTAATGAAAAATATGTTAAATATCAATCATATAATAAATCAACAAACAATAATACTGAAAAATTTTATTGTAATAATAAAGAATGTATAAATAAAAAGAGAAAAATTGCTATTCAAAAAAAATATGATGTTGATAATGTTTTTCAAATTGATGTTGTGAAAGATAAGATTAAAGATACAAATATTGGTAAGTATGGTGTTGAAAATCCACAACAAAATAATAAAATAAAGCAAAAAACAGAAAAAACAAATTTAAAACGTTATGGTGTTAAAAATCCATTTCAGTCTGATATTATTAAAGATAAAATTAAAAAAACAAATTTAAAAAAGCATGGTGTAGAATATCCATCTCAATCACATATAATAAGGTCAAAAATGTGTATAACAAATTTAATGAATTATGGATTTGATTATCCATCACAAAATAAAGACTTCTTTAATAAAAATTTAAAAAATGGATTTAAATTAACTTATGTAGATGAATTATCACGCCAAGGTGGTTATGAATTGGATTTTGTATTAAAATATAAAGATAAAATTAAAATAGAAAATGGTTTATCTATAGAATATTATTATTTAAATGATAAAAAGATATATCATTCTGATTTTTATCTACCTGATTATTATTTGGTAGTTGAAATAAAATCATGCTATTGGTATGATGTACATAAAGAACAATGTAAAGCAAAAGAAGAATATTCAAAAAAAATACACAATTACATAATGATATTAGATAAAGATTATTCTGAATTTGAAAAAATAATTAAAATATAATTTTTTAATTTAATAATTAATTGTATATTTGTAATCTAATTTAAATATAATAAATATGAAAAGTATATTGTTAAAGAATGAGCAAGAGCTTAATGGTGTAGATTTTGATAATTCTTACATTGAAAATTATTTAACTGGTCAATATGTGATTGATCTTGTTCTCAAATTAGAATCTTTTTTAAATAAGTCTGTGAATGATATTAAAAATGAAGATAAAGATAAAATAATTCAATTTTATTCTAATTTAAAAATAAATCAGAAATTATATATTGTAGATTTTTTTCTTGCAGAATATGGTTTGTGTGATGATAATAGTGAAAAGAATTTAATTATTCAAAATATATTAACGGATCATATTTTTGATGAAGTACGTGATATATTATTCATATTATCTGATGATGATAATGATGATAAAAATGATTTAGATAAAATTAATATTAATTTTTATTATAAATATTATTATTCAGAATAATGAAAACTAAAAAGACAGTAGATAATACAATTGTTTGTATTTTTAAGAAAGAAGAAAATTCTGAACACTTAATTTCTGAATTGGAGGTTGATATTCTTGGAAAAGAACGTGTAGATGCAGCATATGAAAAATCTGGACCTAATATGATTAGTAAAGGTAATTATGAGAACTATCCAATTAAAATTGATGAATTAAGGAAAATTCTTACAAATATTGAAAATTCTGGTTGTAATTATGTTTCCATTGATTATCATTGTGATCACGAAGAATATGAATTTTATGGTGCTGATGTTCATGCTGCAACAGAAGAAGAAATTAGGGAAGAAAATGATAAAGAAAAAAATAAATCTTTAATTGCTGCTGAAACCTATTTAAAAAATTTGGATAAAAAACGTGAAGAATTAATTAAAGAAATTGAAGAACTTAAAAAATAATTAAATGAAATTAATAGTTAAATATTTTTTTATAACATTGATTATAGTTCAGGGTTTATTTATCGGTTTATGGTATACCGATATTAATTTTATGGAATTGTTAACTTGGATGGGTAGAGGTGATAATGTTGAAAAATTAAAATTGTTTTCACCACTTATTGTTTATGGTTTAATTAAAATTTTATATTGGGTGGCTGAGCCATTTTCAATGCTATTTAATATAATTTTAAGATGGGTGGTGTTAATAGGTATATGTTATATATTTTATTGGGTGTTTTTTATTTAAAAATGAATATATGGGATTGGATATAAGTTATTATAGTAATATAAAAAAATATGATAAATCAAATATAGATGATGATGAAGGAGATAATGATAATTTAATTTATATATATCCAACAAATTTTAAATATCAATTGGGTTCATTAATAGAAAATTCTTATTATGATATAAGTGATTCTAAACGTAATAGTTTTTGTGCTGGATCATATAGTGGATATGGATATTGGAGAAATCTATTAGCTATTATGGCTGGTTATGGAAGTTCAGAAAATGTTTGGAAAGATTTTTATAATAATATGAGATATTATAAATTAAAAAAAATAAATGGTATTGAAATTAAACTAAAGCCGTTTTACGCCCTCATTAATTTTTCGGATTGTGAATCCGTTATAGGAAATGAAATATCAAAGGAACTTTACCAAAATTTTTTTAGATTTTGATGATAAAGCTAAAGTTGTGAACTACTTGTTTTTTTATGATCTTTATAAAAAATGGACAGAAGCTTTTAGAGTTGCATCAGATAATGGTATAGTTATTTTTGGTTAATTCATATGTTTACAAATATCATCTATCCATTTTTCTTTTATAGACTTATTATATGCTGACATATTATTTTTAGCATATTCAGTTCGAGTTTTATATTTTAGTGCTTCTATTTGACAATTTTCTTTTGTCCAATATCCTGGTGAATGATTTATATTTTCCATATGTGAATATATCTCATCTAACCATTTATGTTTTTGTGCAGATGAATAAGCAGATGAGTTGTTTTTAGCAAATTCAGAAGCTTTAGTGTATTTTAATGCTAATTCTAAGCATTTTTCTCTACTATAAAAAATTGAACCAGTTCCTAATCCACCAGACTTTGCTTTATTTAATATGTTCCAATTTTCTTTTTTATATCTTTTTATAAATTCTTCTTCTTTTATTTTAGCTTCCTCTACATCTATATAGTCTGTGAGTTTATAAAAAATTGGTTCTATTTTTGTTAGTGTGATATATTTATATACTTGACTATTTTTATCTATTAAATGTTCATTTTTTCTTTTATTTGCATTGTATGTTAACCCAACATAAACATAATTATTTGAAAATTCAAATGCATATATACATCTTTTATATTTATGCCCAACGTTTATCATGTGTGAACAAATTTCATCTTTCCATTTATTTTTTAATGCTGACCTATAAGCAGATTTACAATTATTTTTAAAATCTATTTTAGTGTTATATTTTAAAGCTTCTTCTCTACATTTTTCATGTGTCCATTTTAGTTTCATAATATAATTTTTTTATTTTTTAGTTCATTTTTGAATTCTACATCTTTACATAGTTCTTCAATAGCACAATTTTCTAAAAATTTTGATTTGTTTGAAAAGTTATTAATTAGATTAAAAACATTAACATCTAATGAAATTGAAATTGTGATTTTTTTATTTTTCTTCGGTGTTCTCATAATAATAATTTATTTTATAGTATATATAAATAAAATAAAGTCATAATTTACCATTTTTATGCTGAAAATATACCATTAGTTATAAATAATTGATAATCAACGCAAAATAATTAAAAACTTTTTAATTTATTTTTTCTATATTTTAGAAAAAAATTTTTTTATGAGAAAAAAAATATCAGATGAGCAAAAAAGAAAGAAAGTATCATTTTCAATTGATCCAAGAGTATATGAATTGTGGGTTAAATATTGTGAAAAAAATGAAATAGAAAATTATTCAGAATATTTTGAAAAAATAATTATAGAAAAGTTGAAATAAATTGTTTGTTAAGTAATTGTTGTATTTTTTATAAATTAAAAAAATATTAAATTATAAAATTTTATCAACAAAATTTCATAAAAAGCTATTTTTTAATAAAAATCGACTTTGATTTTATATATATAGAGGTAAACAAAAACCCTTTAAAAAAATAGTTAATAATGTGTATGAAATTAAAAGCCGCAATTAAAAATATTTTTAATTCAAATGAAAATAAGAAAAAACCACAAAAATCATCAGTATATTATTTAACAGCAAAAAAGAATAATTTTGCTTGTGAACAATATATACTTACAACAAAAAGATATGCTGCAGAGGAGGATCCCTCTAGTATTACTAATTTTTATACTGATGTAAATTTAAATCATTTATATGATCCTGAAGATGGTTATTATGGTTGGAATACTACTTATAATGCCAATCCTATATATACTGGATATATATGTGATGGTGAAGTGACAAATATTCAATCTTGTTTAACAACAACTACAACAACATTAGCACCAACAACCACCACAACATTGTCGCCAACCACCACCACCACATTACCAACGACGACAATAAAACCAAAAGATAGAGTATTATTTATATTAAAAGATAGAGTTTATCAAAAAGTGTATTCTCAATCTTATGGACTTTATAATTCTGCTAAAATGGTTATGAATTATTTAGAAAGTACAGGAAATGTTTGTGATATTGTTACTGTCATTGATGCTAATTTTATTGATGCAGAAGTTTATAAATTTAAACCAACTGTCGTTATTATAGAAGCATTATGGATAACTGGTGCAAAAATGAAAGAATTAAGTGAAATACCAAGATATAAAAATATTAAATGGGTAATAAGAATTCATAGTGATATTGGATTTTTAGCAGCAGAAGCCAGGGCATTTAAGTATATACATGAATATATTGATTTAAATAATGAAAATGTGATAGTTTCTTGTAATAATAGAGAATTTAATGAAGAATTATCAAAAGTTTGTAATTATAATTTTAAATATTTACCTAATATATTCGATTTCGAAGAGCATGAAGAAGAAAACGTAAATAAGAGTGCTATTGAAGAATTAAATGAACAATTAAAAACTACAATGATTCCAATTAAACATAAAAATGATAAAAAAATTATAAAAATAGCATCATTTGGAGCATTAAGAGTTTTAAAAAATCAAATGTTTCAAGCTATGTGTGCCATTAATGCTGCCGATAAGATGAATATGATTTTACATTTTCATGTTAATGGTGATATTCAAAATCCATATAATCCTGTTTTATCTAATTTAAAAGAAATGTTTGATTTAAATGGTAAACATCAATTAATTGTACATGGATGGTTAGAACATAAAGAATTTGATAAGTTAATACAAACCATGGATATTGGTTTACAAGTATCTTATACTGAAAGTTTTAATATTGTTGCAGCCGATTTTGTATTTAATAATGTACCAATAATAGTTAGTGATTCTATAGATTGGATGCCAAAAATAGAGATGGTTTCAACTACTAAATATGATGATGTGACTAAAAAAATTATAGAAATATATCATTATAGAAAAAATACTTTATTATTAAGACTTAATAGAATGCATTTAATGATGTATAATTCAAGTGCTAAATGGATTTGGAATAGATATATTAAATAAAAAAAGAGGCATTTACCTCTTTTTTTATTTTAATTTATTTTTTAATTGAGATAATTCATTTAACCACATTTGAATTTCAGTTATAGATTTTATATTTTCAATTTCAATTTTAATTTTATTAAATTGCTCTTTTAATTCTAATAGTTTTTCTTTTGATAAACTTATCAATGATGTGTTAATTAAATAATCATAACTCTCATTGTGTTTTTCAATACTTTTTAATTCTATTTGCTTTATGATATTATCTTTTGTTTTATTTTCAAATATAATTTCCTTTTTTAATATACAATTTATAAATTTCATTTTATTTATAGTATATTTCTTTTGAATTTCAAGTTTATTTAAAAGATTCTGTTTTCTTAATTCATAATATTTTATTCTTAAATTTATAAATTTATCTATAATATCATATTGATCTTTATAATAATAAATTTTACCATTTTCATCAAATAAATTCATATTATTCATATTAATATATGATTCAAGATTAAATTTATTAATAATTATATCATCTGTTAACGTTTCAAATGTTTCTTCTGGTATGGTTATAACAATATTTACATTTTCATCTGTACAATATTTATCATAGTCTTTAATATATTTATCATCAATTAATTTATCAAGAAATTTATAATAATTATCATTCCAAGTATAAATAGGTAATTCTAAAATATTTAACTTATTTTTAGGTAGTTTTTTGAATATACCTCTCGAAATGTATCTACTATTATTTAAATCTTCTAAAATTTCACCTTTGAAACCTTTAAACCAAGGTGTTAATTTTATTTGTTTTTTTACTTCTTTTAATTTATTTTCAATATATGTAATAATATCAGTGGGATTAAATTGTGGTACATAACTACTCCAACCTGTACCAATACCATCAGAGCCATTAACTAATACCATTGGTATTATTGGTGCATAGTATTTTGGTTCTACTTGGTAACCATCATCAGTTAAATATTCTAATATTTCATCATCTTCCTGTTGAAAAATATTTCTTGTTATATCTTCTATGTTAGTAAATATGTATCTACTTGCTGATGCATCAGATCCACCTTTAGATCTTGTACCATACTCTCCTTTTGGTTTTAATAAATTTATATTATTGGATCCAACAAAATTTTGTGCCATACCAACTATAGTTGTTTCTAACGATTTTGGTCCATGATGATAAGCAGATAATTCTAAAATAGAACCCATTAATAATTCAACTTTAACTTCATTCTTAAATTTTCTTTTAAATAAAGTGTAGAGAATTTTTCTTTGTGATGGTTTCAAACCATCTACCATTGAAGGTATTGATCTTATATTATCTGACATACTATATTCAATAAATTCATTATCAAAAAATGATTTATATGTTTGTTTAATTTTAAATTTATCTAATTCAATACCAGGTGTATAGTTAAGTAACCAATTTTTTCTATCATCTGCTCTTTTTTTCTTAAATGCCAAATCAATTAAATTTCGTTCTGCTTTTATATCAGATGCATTAAATCTAATTAAATGTTTTGATATATCTTTAAAAAATAATTTTGATTCTTTTGGTTCAATTGTACCAAGTCCTTTTATCCATTTTATGAAATGTCCAGGTTTTGGATTTTCCTTCCATTTTTGATAATCTTGAATTCTATAAAAATATTTAATTTTTGTGCCTTTTTCAATTTTAACAATAGGTGTAATAAATTCATAAATAAAATCCATTTCTAATAATTCTGGCCAATAAGTATCTATTAGATTTATAATTAAGCCTTTTATATGTGAGCCATCACAATTATGAACTAAAATATTATCTGTTTTGTTTTTAGATATAAAAAATGTGTTATCATCTTCAACTTCAATATCATACATTGTTGTATTTTTCAATTCAGTTGTAATATTATCAATATCTAAAACATCATAATCATTAAGATTTATTTGCATCCTTATTCATTTATTTTTATAAAAATTCAATATGTGGTTATCCAATATTGAACGTGCAGCATTGAGACTTATTTATATATTGTCTCATTATTTTTATATATAAAAAGAAGATTGAATGGTTTAAAAAAAATAGAATATCACTTTATCTTATTTATTGATGTACTAACCATTAAAAAATGTGATTTTTCAATATAAATAATTGTATATGGTTGGTCTTTTATTATTATTAACTTATATAGCCATTTATAATCTTCATCCCTTTTCCATGCCGCAGTGGTTATATTACTGTATTTTTTTAAATAAGTATTTATAGTCACTATAAGTAATTCTTCATCGTAAAAATTTGGTAATATTGATATAACAATATAATTATCTTTTTCAACTTTGCTTACTTTAATATAACCATCTGTGATTTCAACAATATCATTTACTAACATGTCAACTGTGCGTTTTTTTTCTTCTATTGTTTGAGAATTTACATTAAAATAAAACAGAATAGTTAATAGTAATAATAATTTTTTCATAATTTTTAATTTTATATTTTGTTCAAATATAATACATTTTTATTTAATTATATATTTAAAAATTAAAATTAACATTAATTTAACAGTATAATATACTAAAATGAATCAAAATATATTAATATATAAGTATATTAAAAACGTGTGTTATTAAAAAAGAAATTATTTTATGATTTTAGACACAGAAATATTATTTAATGTGAGTAATAAAAATAAATCTCATCTTGTTAGTAAAGGTTATGATATTAGTCAAAAAACCGTAAAAATTTTAATTGAAGATTTACCAAAATTCAGTCATATAAAAATAAGAGTTAAATGTGATATATGTAAATATGAAAAAGAATTAGGTTATTATAAATATGTTAAAAATACTAAATTAAATACTGAAGAATATTGTTGTAGTAGAAAATGCGCTGTTGATAAAATGATGAATACTTTTAAAAATAATTATGGTTGTGTTAGTAGTCAGCATCCAGACATTAAAACAAAACAAGAAAAAACAAATATAGAAAGATATGGCAATAAATCTTGTCAGTCTAATGAAATTATTAAACTAAAATCTTATGACACTATGATAGAAAGATATGGTGTAAAATATTCATATCAAAACGATACTATATTGTCTAAATTTATGTCAAAAATAGATGAAACTATTAAAAAAACAAATAAAACAAAAGTTTTAAGAGGTATTATGGTTGATTATGAAAATTATAGTACATATCAAGAATATAGAAAATTAGTAAGTATTGAAACAAGAAAACATAAAAAAAAGTTATATACTGAATGGAATGGATTAGATTATTATGATTATGATGATATTAAAGAAAATTTGTGCTTAGAATCAAAGGATAGATTGTTTCCAACAATAGATCATAAAATATCAGTTTTATATGGATTTAAAAATGAAATAGATCCAATTGTGATTGGATCTATTGAAAATCTTTGTATTACAAAAAGAACTAATAATTCAAAGAAAAATTCCAGAAATACTTTTTAAAATGATGGTAAATTACCTAAATTGTCAGATTTGGTATTATTACCATCACTCCTAAGATATTTATTATCAATAACATTTACATCAGATGTCAAATTGTTAATTTTTGTTTTATATTTATTTCCTAATCTAATACTTTCAATTACTTGTTGTTTAGTAGCATCAGTATTTGGTAATTTTTCTTCGTTTAAATCAATTTTAACATGTGTAATAACATCATTATCATTTTTTCTTTGTGCTATAATATACCTCATAATTATTTATTTTTTTTTTAAAACTTTATCAGTTTTTAATATATCTCCAGCACAAATCATTAAAACTTCACCGTTCCTTACTATTGGTAGTTGATGATTTTTACCAAAACAATATTCTATGCCATTTATAGTTAATTTTATACAATTTGTTTTGTTTTTTTCTATGATTTTTATTACCTTTTTCCAATGATTATTATGTGTTAAAACTTCATCTTCGTAATCAATATCTTTTATTTCTACATAACCTCTTTTAGTTAAAACAAAAGTATCCCCATCAATGCAATCAGCATCACTCATAACAACTAATTTTCCATATCTTAATGTTCTTGTTGATGTATATTTTTTACCAAATTCAAGACCTAAAGCAGATACTATATTTGAAATTTCAGCATCTTCTCTCATTTTTTGTAATGTCACATCTCTAACATTTAAAGGTTTACCTTTAAGTGGAAATAAACCAAAGTAATCATTACCTGTTACTGAAAATCCTCTTTTAGCTGTTGCTGCTGCCGAATCACCCTCTGTTAAAAATAAATGACATCTCATATTATCAGGAGATTTACCCGCTTTATTAGCATCATCTAATTTAGCAATTCTAATTTTAACTTTTTGACCGTTTTGTGTGGATTTTTTTGCTTCTTGAAATTCTTTAAGTGATGCAAAATTAACAATATCATTTTTAATTTGTGATGTCATTAATTTTTTTATAAAAGCATCAGAAACTTCAACATCTTTAATGATAGTAGAAATCATTTTTGTTGTTAAATTTTCTTTCGTTTGTGTTTCAAATGATGGATTTGGTATTCTACAATTTAAAAACAAAAAAAGATGATTTTTAATCATTGTATGTTTGACAGTTGCGATTTTAATTTTAGATTCTAATAGTCTAACAATTTGATTAGAAATGTAATTAACGTGTGTACCGCCAACATGAGTTGAAATTCCATTAACCATAGATACTTGTTGAAACATATCATTAGGTGAACGTGATATGCCGATCTCCCAATTGTCGTTTATTTTTTCATAAAAAAATTCTTCGTTATCATCAATAAACATTTTCATATAATCCTTAAATGTTTTAATTGGAATAAGAATATCATTATAATATACTTTAACACCAGGACTATATGCAGCAATATCAATAGCTCTTTTTATAAAAATTGATTGAATTTCATCTGTTATCTCAGTTAATTCAAATTTTTCAAAATCTGGATAATAAGTTATTTTAGTATAATTTTTTGAAGATTTTACTATTTTTGGTTTAGTTTTATCTTCCATATTATTTGTAAACTCTTGAGTATATTTCTTTTTACCATCAGAAGTTTCTACTATAAATTTTTTTGAAAATATGTTAGTTAATTTAGTACCAAGACCGTTGAGACCACCAACCATTCTTTGATCATTTTCATCAAAATTTTCACCTGACATAAGATTGCCAAATATTAATTCTGGTACATACATTTTATGATCTTTGTGCATTTGAATTGGTATACCAGGACCATCGTTTTCAATAGATACATGATTCTTATCAACTGTTATTTTAATATATTTAACTTGATTGGTTCTAATATAATGATCAGAAGCATTAGTTAATACTTCATCATATAATTTTATAAATCCAGCATTATATTCTACGGTTTTATTTGTAAATTTATTACTTTTTATTTCATTAATATCTTCAAAAACATACATTTTAGTTGGTTCTGTATATACATTTCCAATATACATTCCAGGTCTTTTTAATATGTGTTCCTTTGGTGTTAATTTTTTATATCTTTCCTCTATTGATTTTTTTATCATAAATAGTTTTTATCTTAATTATTTTAATGTTTATATATCATTTTTTTGATCTTGTTTTAAATTGAAAAATATTTTGGTTTATAATTTTAATATATACTACAAAATATATTATTAAAATGGCACTAATAACAAGAGAAAGTAAAGTTAGTAAATTAACATTCCAAGAAATGGATGGAAATTTATTATATTTAGAAGGCTTATCAGGAAATACTGGCAGTTCTGGAACTTCGGGAATAGACGGTACCTCAGGAATAGACGGTACCTCAGGAATAGACGGTATATTACCAGGTGTTGGAACAAATTCGGAAGTTGTTATTAGAGATACTGGTGCAACTTATGGCTATAATACTGTACCTTTAGTTTCTAGTGTGATGGAGTCTTATGGTTTGGAAACTAAAGAACCAACTGGATTTTATAATGAATTTATTTCTAATGATACTAGTCGTATTAGTTTTGATTCTAATTCAATGACATTTACTATATCACCCGTTGGTGCTGGCTACGTAGTATATAGACATGGAAAAAACTTTATATCACTGAGGATAAGAGTGTTGTTATACCTAATACAACAAGAAATAATCATATTTTTTTCGATGAAAATGGTGATATTTTTACATCTCCAATTTTTAACATATATGTTAATAGTGCATACATTGCAGCTTTACGTTGGAATTCAACTTCACAAAAAGCTATTATTCTTCAAGATGAGAGACACGGAATGTTAATGGATAATGATACACATAGGTATTTACATTATACAATAGGTACAATTTATTATACTGGTTTAGATTTTACAAATTTTAATATTGGTGATGGTAGTGATGACTCACACTCTAAATTTTTAACAACTACAGGAATCATATTTGATGAAGATATAACACATGAAGTTGTTGGTAAAACACAATATAGTGTATATAAAAAACTATATTTAACTGGAGTTACAACTAGTTCATATGTTAATAATTGGGATTTCACTCATGATACATTTCCAGTATTATATAATGAAAATGGTTTATTATATAATTACAATACTGGAAATACATGGTCTTTAAAAAACGTTACGGATAATTATTATGTGTTATTACATATATTAGCATCTAATGATACATTAACTGGAATAACTGGTGAATTTGATAGATTACATTTCATTGTTGGATATAATGAATATGCAGATATTTCAAGTGCCACAAGTAATATGGGTACAGAATTAAGAAATATAAAAATTCGTGCATTAACACCAGAGTATGCACCAATTGCAACTATTATATATCAATCATCTAGTATTTTTACAAATACCGTAAAAGGTAGAATTGTTCCTAATTCAAATGGAGATAATTTTAAAGATTGGAGAGGACATTCTTTTGGTAGTATAGGTATGAAATTTATAGTGTAGATATTTTTTTTAATTTTTTACTTCTTATGTCTTTCTTAATTAATTCATTAAGATTTATATAATTTTTAATATAATCTATATTTTCTTTAGGTCTATAATATTTATTATTTAACCTTTCTTGTTTTATATTAGCTAACTCTGAATAAAAGAAAATGTCATCATTTATAAAAATCTCTAAACTTTTACATCCTCTATCATCTAATTTGTCATGAACTAATTTTCCATTAATATAAAAAAGTAAACTTTTTGTTTGTCCTAAATATGAATTTTTATCATTAAATCTTATATGTGCTGGCCCATATAAATTATGTAGTAATCCTTTTTCTAAAATATATTCATTATTATCAAAAAATAAATGTGTAATTTCATTTTTATTTTTATCAATAAATTCATATAATTCAGAAAAAGAATTAAAATCGCTTTTATATTTTTTAATATCTGTTGTAACACTTAAAAAATTGTCAAAGTCCAATTTACATTTTATATTACCAAATTTATATTCTATCATAAAATTATATAATTTGAATTTCTTAAAAAGTTTTATTTTAATCGTTTCTTAACCAAAAAGTATTATTTAATTAATTGAAAAACATAGCACTTTTTTTATTTTTAATAATATATAAAATAAAAAAAAACTTAATATGAAATACATTTTAATAACAATATTATTTTTTAATTTTTTATTTACAGATATAAATAAAAAAGAAGTAAAAAATGAAGTACCATCAGAATTAAATATGATAACAATAAAAATAGTAGATATAGATACTAAAGAAGAATTGTTTGCGGTTAAAAATATTGATCAATATACGGATTTTAATGGTGAAATTAAAATAAATAAAGGAGATTCTATATCATTAGAATTAATATCTTATGAAAAAGTTAATATTAAATCTGTAAGTAATGATACTATTATTGGAATTTCAAGATTAAAATAATAGTATTATTTTTTTAATTTATTTACACGTTTTGCTACTGCACTCATACTTATAATTGTTACTGTTACGTTATTTGCTTTTTCAAATTCAACTAAAATATCAGAAAATGCTTCAATTTCCTTAATAGTGAGTTTTCTATCAAATTTTACTGGAATTATTGTATCTTTTGCCATAGTATTTTATTTTTTCTTCTTAACTGGTTTTAAATGTGTAAATCCTAATTCTTTATTTAAATCTATATCATATGCCTTCATTTTTCTGAACATCACTTCAGATAGAGTTTCATCTTCTAAATATAATGAACCAGTATCAAATAATTTTAGAGAATCTAAAATTGATAACATACAACTTGCCATATTGTGTAATTTCTCTTTATCATTCATATTTTTAATGTTTTTAATTCTTCTCCATATCTTTCAATTAAATCTGATGATAATATAGGTAAATGTTCTTTTATTTCATTTGCATAAGTAATAATAGCTTTTCTACATGCTTTTATATGATTAATATCACTACCATATTCATCTAATCTGAGTATAAAATATTCAGCATTTTCATCAACTTTTTCTCCGTTAACTTTAGATACATAATATCTGTTGTGTAATCCGTTAGGATTCTCTTCTTGTGTTTTCATATAATTTTTATTTATTTTTTATTTATATTTTTAATGTTTTTATTGCGTCCGTAAAATATTTTGGTATCATATGTGAATTATATTTCAATAAATCCGAAAAGTTTGAATCAAGAATAAATGTATCACAAAAATCATTATCATTTCTAACACCTCTACCAGTAGATTGTATAGTATTTACACACGCCATCCAAGAATACCATTCTGGTTTTAATTTTTGTCTGGCTTTTATTTTATTTGATGATATATTTGGATAATTTATTTTTAATAATATTTGAAATCTAGCTAAATCATCATCTAAAGAAATACCTTCCATCATTGATGGACTGACTAAAACTGTCGGTTCTATACTTGTTAAATGTTTTTCAAGTATATCATTTCTATCGTCTGTTTCATGAAACAATAATCTGTCATTTTGAATATTATCTTTTATCCATTCGGTAATTTCATAATTTGTTGTGTGTATAATACCTTTACTATTTTTATACTTTTCTAAAATTTTATTTATCCAAGGTATTTGTTTTTGAAACGTTTCAATTTTATTATAATAATTCATTTTACCAATTTTTAAATAATATATTTGTCTATTTTTTAAAGAAAACGGGGATGGTATGTCATAATAACTTGATAGTTTATCATCTAATCCATTAATAAAACTAAATAAATGTTTATCTAAAATTGTTGCTGACATAAAAATTATATGATCATATTGACTAAAAATATATTCATTTAAATATTCGTTTACAAAAACATGTTCTGTTATAAGTTCGATACCAGAAAACATTTTTTCATTTTTATTTACATTAATATCTAATATGACATTATTTGGCTCTTTTTTATAAGATTCAAATAGATGCTTAAAAGATAATAATTTATTATCAATGTTTTGTATAAATTTAACAGTTTCAATTTTATTTTTAGATTTTGATGTGCTTATATCTTTTTCAAATTTTTCAAGTTTTTCTTCAAGCATGGGTATTAATTTTCTTTCAAGAAATTCTAAATATTTATCCAAATATTTTATTTTTGAAATAAATCTATCATCAAGTGTTTCAATTTCTTTCATGTTAAATCCACACTTTTTTAAACTTTTAGCACTTAATTTTGAACTTAAATAAGATGAAAAAATTTGTTCAAATGTTTGACACTCATCAATTACAAGTACATTGCCATTTCTTCTTTTTAATATATCTTTTTGAAATAACGATAACGTGTCAAATAAATGGAAATTTGTTAATCCTATTTCACTTTCTATCCAAGCATTTTTTGCATTATCATATGGACATGAATTACATTTATTTTTCATTATTTTACATAATTCCCTAGCAGTTTTGCAATCACAATTATATGTTGAACAATAATAATTTGATTGTCCTTTATAATTTTTAATAAAGGAAAAATCTTTTAGGTATTGCTCTTGAAGTACCTTGGAATTAGTAAGAACGTCTATTTTAACATCATCATTAGTGTTTATATAATTTCTGTACCAGTTGGCAAACATTATAATTAAGTATGATTTTCCAACTCCAGTACTTAAATTATTCATTATAAATCTCTTACCTGTTGTTATACTATTTTTTATAAAATTTAGACTTTCTATTTGTTGCTCATTTGGTTTATATTTTAAATCATAAAAAATTTTTTTACCGTTAACTTCAATCATAAAATGATTTTTTATTTAATATAGAGTTATTTTATATGATTGTTTTTAATTTATCAATAATATTATCGGTATATTTTATTCTTAATAATTTAATATTATTGTTCTCACAATAATTATTTTTAATGTTATCTTTAATTATATTTTCTTTTAATGTATTGTCTCCACCAAAATATTTTATACTTTTATGATGTAATTCACCATCATATTCAATACATATATTATATTTTATTAAATAAAAATCAAATCTTAATAAATTTTTATATTTACAGTTTTTAAATGTTTGCTGTGTGTTATAATCTATATTATTTTCAATTAAAAATTTTTCAATTATTTCTTCTCCTTTACTTCTTGTTGAGCATTTTGGGCAACCACACCCTTGAATGTGATGTAATGGATATTGAAAAAAAATACCATGTATAGAACAAATTATTTTAACTTTATATTTAGTACTTTTAAAATCTATTAAAGAATAATCATATTTATTGTGTTTTGCTTTTGATAATTCTATAAAATGTTCTGTGTTTAATATGGGTTTATCACATTTAGAACAACCTGTTTTATATAAATGTTGGGATAAATTTTGTTCAAAAATACCATGTATTGGACAAATTATTTTAACTTTATCTTTAGTATTTTTATAATCTATTAAAGAATAATCATATTTATTATTATGCTTTATATTAGCTTTTTCTATAATTTCATCTTTAGAATAAATATATCTTTTATTACATTTTGCGCAACAACCTTCATTTTTGCTACCAGATAAATGATTATTTGGTGTTTGTTCAAAAATACCATGTGTAGGACAAATTATTTTAACTTTTGTCATATGATTTATATATTCAGATAAACTATAATCATATTTATCACCATGCTTTTCTATAGATTTATTAATAAATTCTTGTGTAGTTAATTTGCGTTCATCATATTTACATTTTGGACACATTTTACCATTTTTGTGATGATCTAATCTCTGTTCAAAGATACCATGTTTTGAACAAATTATTTTTATTTTATAGTGTAATCCTTTAAATTCTGATAATGAATAGTCATATTTATTTTCATGAATTAGATTACATAAGTTACTGTGATAATCAGTTGAATTTATATATTTAGCAAATTTTATTTTTTTTATATAACATTGTTTACAACCAGAACCTTTTAAATGACTATCCAATCTTTGTTCAAACGGGCCATGATCTGGACAAATTATTTTTATCTTATAATGTAAACCTTTAAAATCTGATAATGAATAATCATACTTATTATTATGAATAAGTTTACATTTTTCTAAATAATTTTTCATAAAATAATTTTCTTTTTTATGAGTTCATCTTTAATTTCTGAACTTTTAGATATTTCTTCAATTATACAATTTTGTATAAATTTTGATCTATTACCGATAGATTCATTTATAATATTTAATATTTCTGGATCTAATGATATTGAAAATGTTATTTTCTTTTTTTCAACTTTTCTTTTCATTCTAACTATTTTTATTATTATATATAAATATTAAAAGGTCAAAACTTCACATTTTTGTAATAATATTATAATAATTTTTATGATTTATATCATATTTTTAAAACTTAATAAATAAAAAAAATATAAATAAATATGCGTAAGACACTTAAAGATGAACAAAAAAGAAAGAGAGTATCAATATCTATGAATCCTGAAGTTTATAAACTTTGGGAGAAATATTGTATAGATAATGGAATAGAAAACTATTCTGAGTATATTGAAAAAATTATAGTTAAAAAAATAAATAATTTATAAATAAAAAAAGTCAGACAATTTCTTATCTGACTTAAAAATTATTTTTGATAAGGAATTCCACCTTATAATCCATCTCTTTCGGAAATTTCACCGCAATCATGTCGGATATCGGACTTACTCACTGCCGCTGTTTATTGTTTCAGCACAAAAATAATTTTTTATTTTTTTAATCTTTATGATGTTTATGATGTTTATAATCTCTAATTCCAATCCATAATGTCATAATACCCAATGCCCCCCATAATAGAGCCATCCAAGGACTTTCCATTATTTTTTCCATTGTTTCATTTTCAGTATGATTAAGACTGTAATAAGTTAATAGTACTGATTGTAAAAATTGAAAAATGTGAATACCCCCGTGTATAAGATTTAATACACCTACAGCAATAATAATTTTAAAACTTTTCATAATTTTTAATTTTTAAATTTTAATACAAAAAATCAGAAAACTGAATTTTTTTAAACTTTTCAAAAAATTCATCTTTTTCATATGTTAAATCAAGTGTTCCAGTACCATTACCATCAGGATAAACTTCCACTTTATTTTTTAATATGTTTTTTACTTCAAGTATGATAGTAATATATTCACTATTGTCATCAATTTCAGCATTTCCTTCAGTTTCACTTGGTACTATAAATTCATTTAAAGTAAATTCATCCCATCTTCTTTTACCTAAAGTTAAGGTTTTAATGTATCCACTACCATTTTCAAAATGATAGTCATTAATTAATTTAAATCTCTTTTTCATTATTTTTAATTTTTAACACTACAAAGATAGGGATAATATTTTAAATTAATAAATAAATTGGGTTTTATTTTTATTTAGGTACACAAGTTTTGTGATGTTGTTCATAATTTTGCAAATCATACTTTTTGCCACAAGCTCCGCATTTGGTTTTTGATCTTTTAACGTCTTTTTTACTCATGATTTTTAATATTTTATTGTTTTAATTAATTGTGTTGCAGTTTTGAAATTAAATAATTGATACATTTTTTGACCAATAGTAATATCAACTATATATTCGTCATCATCTGAAAAATTAAAATTTTCAAATACTATAGATGCTATAAATTTAGCATTTGGATCCTCACTTTCATATATAATATGATGCACAATTGGTTCTATTTCTCCACGATAAACATCGTAATTATGAGAAGGTAAATGTGCTTGTTTTTTAAACAATTCTACTAATTCAAACGCCTGTTCTTTTTTCATTTTAAAAGTTTTTAGAAATATTAGTTGGATCATTAATAGGATAACAAATTTTTTGTGTAGCATCAATGTGTATTGTGTCATTTACATTATATGTTAATTGACTTGTACGAATTTCAATTTTATTTCCTCTAAAATCATAAATTAAAACTTCAAAATATGAAAAATCTTGTATTTGAGGTATTGAAATTTTTTTAACAATACCATTACCAATATAATTGTTACCATTTGATGTTTTACCTTTATAGGAAGTAACTGTTATATCATCACAAGAAAATGATATAAGTAAAATAAACAAAAAAATAATTTTTTTCATAACATTTAATTTTTATTATTTTAACATTTTTTGTTCAAAATTTGACATCAATGCTTCCATTTTATCATCATTAATATCTTTTAAAAATTTATCAAGTTGTTCGTTAACTTCTTGAAATCTTAATTTTACTCTTTCACAAAATAATTCTCGTTCTTCAGTCCAATCAATTATTGAATATCTTTTTTCAAAATTTTCAGTTGCTTCCCCATAATTTTCCAACTGTAAGAACAAATCTTCTTTTTCTTTAAACCCAGTGTCAAGTTTATGAAGTGATGAGCCAGTTCTATGATAAAGTATTTTACTGATATATCTCTTTTTTATTGTTCTATTTATTCCAGAAAATTTATCTGTCATTATTTCATAGCCAATAAAATAATTAAAACTTTGTTTAATTTCTTCGCCAGTATATGCAGCATTCAAATTATTGTGAGTGTGATTTGAACTATGATTAAAAGAAATAAATATTTTCTTTTTCATAGTACTTGTTTCAATACTATGTTTATCATTAATAAAGGTTGTCAATTCACTAAAATAGCTTTGTAATGCTGATATTAAAATTGATGTTTGTGTTTTTTTAAATTTTCTGGTTATTGATTTTTTAGAAAACAAACCACTTATTTCTCTGTTATTTTGATCATATTCAGTTTTAAATTTTGGCTCAGTATTAGCCAATTCATTAAACATATAATCAGGCATAACCACACTATATTCTATATCTTCATAGAATACACCATTTCTGGGTTCACTTATAGTAACAGGAAGTTCAGCATTTTCCCAACCTTTAAAATCTTTTGTTGGAACTGTGAATGCAACTTTTATAGTTTTCATTATTTTTGATTTTAAATCATGTACCAAATTTCATCTTCAAAATCCAAGCTTTCGAATTTTTTAAATTCCTCATCACCTTGTAGATTTACTTTTTGTAATAATTCAATAAGATTATCCATTTTTGATTTGATAATAGTATAATCGGAATCATTTGAATATAAATCAGTTAATAGTTCCATGTAATAAGTGAAACCATTTTTTTGATCATTTTGCTTAATAGTACTAACTATTCTTGCAACTTTTCCTTTTAATGTATTTTCATTTTTCATTCAACAAAGATATGGATATTATTTTAAATACCAAAATTTAATTAGAAATTTTCATCGTTTATTGTAATAATTTTACAATCATCGGGTGTTGATAGCGTTAATGTTGTTACGTGAACCAAAGGAAGTTTATTATTAAATATATTATCATATCCAATAGGATTTTTTTCATTGCTAAAATCTACAATTAATGAAAATTGTCTTTCAAGGAAATATAATCCGTATATATTATCTTGCTCTGTTATTTCTTTGAAATGATTATCAAATAAATCATTGAAAGTCTTTTTTATAAAATCGTTAAATTCTGATATAGATTTGAAATGTGTTCTCTCTTCTATTTTTTTTATCATAGAATGTTCATCAGTATCATGCCATTTTAATATTAAAATTTTATTACAACTTTTTATATCAATATGAAATACTAATCTAGTATCGTTAACAAATTTTTTATTTATGTGTTTTATAATTTCTTCATCTTTTGTGATTACCATGTCGCTAAATCTAGCAAATTCTAAAATATGTTTCATAATATTATATATTAAAAATTTTTTTATATTTGCGCAGAAAATAAAACTTTCAAAAATTATTTGGAAGTTGGCTTGGAAGCAGCCATCTTATAATGAGTGACTAAATTTTTACACATCGGCGATAAGGTAAGTATGGTAATAGTATTAAATAACTTTATTAATTTTAATATAAAAAAGCAAAAATCACAAAAAATAAAAACAAAACATAAAAATTAATATATAAATAATAGTGTTACAGGCAATTAAAATAAAATTATATCCAACGAATGAACAAATAATTTATATGAATAAATTACTTGGTACATCAAGGTTTGTATATAATCAATGTCTTAATTATAAAATCAATGAATACAAAGAAAAGAAGAAATCTACAAGCCTTGGAGAAACAGGTAAATTCCTTACGTCCTTAAAGAATGAATATCAATGGATAAAAGATAGTCACTCAAAGGTTTTACAACAATCATTACTTAATTTAGACAAAGCATATAAAAATTTCTTTAAAGAAAATAAAGGTTTTCCAAAATTCAAATCAAAACATGAAAAACAATCATGTAGGTTTCCTGTTGATGCTATTTCTGGCGTAAAAGGAAATAGGATTAATATCATAAATAATTTGAAATCAATCCATTATAAGTGTTCAAGAGATGATGAAAGGTATTTAAATAGAAATCAGGAATCAATTAAGTCAGGAACTTTAAGTAAAGATAAGATAGGTAGTTACTACTTTAGTATTTTAATTGAACGTGAACCAAAAACAATTGGTTGTGCGATTAATTCTGTGGTTGGTTTAGATTTAGGAATTAAAGATTTCATCATCACGTCCGAAGGACAGCATTATGAAAATTTGAAATCTAAACGAAACAACCAAAAAAGGTTGGCAACGCTTCAAAGAAGTTTATCAAGGAAGGCTAATAAGAGTCATAACAAAGAGAAAGCAAGGATAAAACTTGCTAAGAGATATAATAAATTAAATAACATTAAAGAATATTATTTACATTCTATTACAAACCAATTACTTGGTGAAAACCAAACCATCGTAATTGAAGATTTAAATGT